CCAAGCAACCGGGGGAACGGGCCAGCACGCCCCGGAAAGGCCCGGAGAACGGCACTCAGAGCGTCCCGAAACAGCCTCTGACCTGCACGGCTTGACATCAGCGTGCAAGTGGCGCAAAGTTCTGTCTGTCGCCACGACGGGACGCACCGCAGGCCGCAAGGCAAGCGAGGCAGACCAGACAGCGACACTTGCACAACCGAGCGAGAGCCTGTAAGGTCGAGCTCAGCAAGGCAGCAACGCAGGTGGGTGAACCGGGATGTCGATGGTCCGGGGAACGGTTACCGAGTGGCGAACAGCGGCTCATCTGCACAACGCACGCCGAGCAAAGCGCAACTTGCACAACCCGAAGCGAGTGTGATACTGTCGCTTCAGCAACACAGCAAGACACGAACTTGGTACGACGCACCGCAAGCGGTGTAGACGGTGACTGAGAGCGTGGGGAAACGGAAGCGTGAGGGCCGGGTATCCGGCGCAGTCCGAACGTGAGTAGGGAACCCGCTCCTCCGGCGAACGTCAGGGTACAGCGAGCGCGAGTAAGCCTCTGAGGCGCTGTCCTGGTGAGTGGGATGCCACACGATCCAGGGTGTCGGGGGTGAACGGACGTGACCCAGGGCCCAACTGTCCTCCCCGGACAGTCCGGAAACGGAACGCGCCGAACGGCGCGGGACGACAGTACGGAAGGAAGCAAGCGGGGAGGGCAGGCAGTACCGGTCCGCCACTACGGGGACCGGGGGAGCGCCAGTACGGGCTTCCGCAAAACCCCCCTCGGGACCGCTCGCCAGTACGGGAGCGGGGCCCGTGCCGCAAAGGCCAAGGGGGGTGCCAGGTCCCGCCCGATCCGGGCGGTTGACCGACACCGCAAGGTGTGATAGTGTAACCACAGAACGAGGACACGATGCGCTGCACGATCTGCTCCGAACTCGCCACGCACTACTACCGCAACGGTAGGGGCGAGAACGCGGGACGCTGCTTCGACCACGCTGCACAGTTCGGGTACCCCGAGTACCTGATCGAGCTCAACCCGCCGAAGCCTGCACTCAGGGTGCCCGGCTACGTCATCCTCTTCCAGGAGGGGAACGGCCAGGAGGACGAGGTCGCCGTGACCTGGCCCTTCGAGGAGGAGCTCGCCTCCTTCTGGGTCGAGAGGGTCTCCGGCGCCGACAAGGTCGACTCCGACTGGGTGGTCGCCGATGCGGCCTACGACCCCTACCGCCCGCAGTACCTGGAGAAGCAGGGGGTGACGGTGGAGGTTACGAGGGTGACCACTCTGACCCTGGTGTGATAGTGTCGCAAGGCGAAACCGCCCGGAAGGGCGGTCCGGCCAGGTGGTTCCTGGTCGCTGATGAGCCAGCCTGCTCTACGGACGGAGATGTGTGATGGTGTCGCTGGACAAGACGACCTACTCGATTCAGATGAGCCGCTTCAAGGCCCGCATCAACGAGGGTCTGCGCCGCAACGACCTCCGCTTCCTGCCGCTGGAGTTCGGTGAGCGGGTGCACGACGCCGAGAGCAAGGCGTTCGAGACCTACAAGGCGATCGTCCTGGGTGGTGGCAAGTGAGGGAGTGCGAGAACGACGGCTGCCACGCCCCGATCCGCCTGGTGGAGGACTTCTGCTCGGAGGGCTGCTGGGAGGAGTGGCACGCCATGTACGACCCGGAGGTGCTGGCAAGAGCCACACCGAGATGACCAAGGCGAAACCCCTTCGGGGGTCCGGCCGGCTTGGGTTGCCGACCGCTGATGAGCCAGCCTGCTCAACCGTCTGAGGAGACGACTGTGACCACCTACGTACACCCCGCATCCTGGTCCGAGTACACGGCCGCCCTGGACTGGGCGAGGTCGGGCAACGAGCGGATCGCTGGAGCGACGAGTGAGCCGAGGGAGATGCCTCGCGGTGCGAGGTACTACCTGACCAGCGACTTCCAGTCCGGGTTCGGAGTGGCGAGCGACGGCACGCTGATCGGCCTGTTCTCCACGGTCAAGGGCCGCGGTGAGGACTTGGTCTGGGACGCGGTGAACCACAAGGGAGCGTCCAAGCTGGACTGCTTCGACGGGTTCCTGCCCGAGTACTACAAGCAGTTCGGGTTCGTCGAGACGGAGCGCGTCGCGAACTGGACGCAGGGCGAGCCGGACGTGGTCTTCATGTCCTTGGTGTGAGTGTGTAACCTGCGCAAGCTGGGATAGTGTCACGACATCGGGAAAACGAAACGCCGAGAGGGCGTCTGGCCGGGTGGTTACCGGTCACTGATGAGCAACCCCCCATGTTGTTGACCCATCCAGCGAGGCTGAAAGGCCAAACATGCAGGTAACCGTGCACGTCCCGATCTTGCTCGACCGTCGTGGATTCCGTGACGGCAGCAACTGGGAGGTCGCCTTCTTTAGGAGGTAAGGCCCGAGCGTGTGCAAAGCAGAACCACACACATAGATCCCCAGCCTTGAGGGCCGGGAGGTGTGACTCATGCGAAACACCCGGTCAACTGCCCTCAGAGGGCCGGGTGTCGGCCAGACGTAGTGGTCTGGTCCTGACGAGCAGCCGAGTGAGAGACGAGCGACATGATCCCGATCAAGACCGATGCCCGGACCCGTGAGCAGTACGTCCGGAACATCATCGACACGTGGCTGGATGCCTCCGCCGAGCAGGAGGTGCAGGGACGGGACTGGTACCCGAGTGCGCACCGCCTGGCCGAGTCGATGGCTGAGGGCAACGTCCGGGTCGGGGCCGGTCTCCTGGCCGCGCTGTCTCCTCAGACGGCATGGTGGCTGAACATCGAGCTGGCCACGGAGGCGTACGAGTCGGGCACCCCCGCGAGGCACACGGGGAACTGCCTGGCCAAGGCCGCGAAGATCCTCGCGGGTACCGACCCGGTGGAGGTGCTCCCGATGGACCGCAAGACCGGCCACTTCTACCGCTCGATACTCGACCCGACCGACGCGGACGCGGTCTGCATCGACCGGCACGCCCACGACATCGCGGTGGGGGAGGAGTACGGCGCGAAGGACCGGGGGCTCAGCTCCAAGGGGAGGTACGCCCTGATCGCGCACTGCTACCGGGAGGCGGCCCAGCGCCTGGGGGAGATCCCCTCGGTGGTCCAGGCCGTGACCTGGGTGGTGTGGAGGGACCGCCTCGTCGGGACGTCCACGAGGGGAACTCTGTTCGCTACTGCGGCCTGAGTGTGCAAGTGTGCCAAGCCGAAACCGTCGAGAGGCGGTCGGGGTGGGGTGGCTCCCGCCTCCTGATGATGGCAGCCATGAGTGTGAAGGTGTGACCGATGAAGTTCTGGCGCAAGCGCAAGACCGAGCAGGCCCCGACCCTGGTGGTCCAGCACGACGCACTGAGCGAGGCCCTGGCCGCCCTGGCGGGCGTGTTCGGGGACGGCATGACCGCAGACCACACCGGCTCCGGCTTCACCTGCACGGAGGCCGACACGATCGCCCGAGTCCTGGTCCTGGCCGGGCACAGCGAGGCGGCCGAGTCCTGGCTGGAGGGTCACGCGACCGGCGACGACGGCGGCGACGACCACTGGCACTACGACGAGAGCAACCCGGACGACGAGGGCCACGCCTTCACCGAGGACGAGATCGCCGCGTACGTCAAGGAGTACCTGGCATGAGCTCCGAGATCCGCAAGCGCACCACCCAGCTCCAGGCCATGGTCCGTGAGGTCCAGGCGTGGCGCGAGGAGCAGGACCCCGGCACCCCGGAGTGGCACACCCTGGTCGAGCTGGCGGAGCGGGTTGAGGGCCTGCTCACCGCCCTCCCCTGGGAGTTGCAGCCGACCCCCACGGTCGACGAGCTGATCGAGTTGATGGGCCTGTGAACCTCGCCGTGATCCGACTGCACATCGAGAACGCGTACGCAGACGGCGTGGAGATCGACACCGAGTCGGTCGTCACCGTGCCCCTGCCCTACCCCGACGACCTCAGCGAGCAGACCGACTGGGAGTACGAGCACATCTTCCCCGAGACGGGCGCAGGCAGGGAGGGCGACGCGGTCTACGAGGTCGAGGTCGTCGAGTCCTCGGCGCCTGAACTGCTCGGCAAGATCTTCGAGTTCGGCTACTGACGAAAGGCGAAACCACCCGGAGGGGTGGTCCGGGGTGGCTGGCATCCCCCCGCTGATGAGCCTGCCGAGTACATGAGGAGAACCACAGTGACCCCCAAGTTCCGCACCCACGACGTGAACGTCCGCGACTCGAAGCGCACGGACAAGGCGACGACCCTGGCTCGCAAGGCTGTCCGTCAGAACAAGTACGAGGCCAACGAGGCCGTCGTCCGCATCGCCGCCCACGCCTGATCGAGGAGACACGACAGTGCCCAGCACCGAAGAGATCAGCAAGTACGTCACCGACCAGACGGCGCAGGACATCATCGACACCGCCTCCGCGGGGATCACCTACTGGGCGACCGAGCCGACCGACGAGGAGTTCGCCGGCCTGCCCGAGGGCAAGACGTGGACGATCGTGGAGGGCACTGCGCCGCACCCGATCTTCGCCTTCGACGACGAGCGTGAGGTCGAGGGCGTGTACTACCTGAACGCGGACGACATCCGGGAGGCGTACCGCAAGCTCCTGTCGCTCGACCAGACGCTGGTCGGCCGGGAGATCCACGGGTACGTCGTCGACTCCTGGATCAACCGGGACGAGAAGCAGGGGATCGACACGGCGCACATCGACGCTGGCACCGCTGACGTGATCGTCCAGGTGGCCGCGCTGGAGGAGGTTCGGTACGGGTAAGTGTGCAACCTGCGCACGTGTGATACTGTGACCACATCAAGGCGAAACCACCCGGAGGGGTGGTCGGGGGGAGTGGATCTCCTCTCCTGACGAAGCCAACCATTGTGAAGGTGTGACCGATGGACATCATCGAGAAGATCAACCACTACGACCCGCCGACCCTGGCCCGCCTCGCCAAGTGCGCCGAGCCGGACTCGCGGGTGAGTGAGGGCGCCGACTTCCTCGCCCTCGTGCGGGACAAGGTGGTCGACATGGTCCAGGAGCTCGGAGAGACGGGCACCCCCTACCGCGAGGCCATCCAGGACGCAGCCGCCGACATCGGCAGCACGGCCGAGCCGGGCGTGAAGTGGCGCCGGTTCGTGGACCTGAGTGCCTACAAGGAGAACGTCACCGAGTTCGGACGGCCGAGCCCGGACACCCCTGAAGGGCACGCCGACCTGGCCCTGTTCTTCATCGGCTTCCGACTGGCAAGCGCACTGATCACCGAGATCGAAGAGGGCTGAGGCATGGGACGCATGAAGGACATCGCGATCGACCTGATCACCTACGAAGAGGGCGCCCTGGATGTGATGGAGACGCTCGAATTGTTCGCCCTGCTCGTCAAGAGCGGCCTGGTCTGGGACCTCCAGGGTTCCTACGGACGCATGGCCAACGAGTTGATGCACCTGGGCTACCTCACCGCGGACGGCAGGGTCACCGAGTTCGCCGAGTCCATGGCCGAGGAGCTGGTCGCGACGTGAAGCTACCCCGGCAGTTGAGTGCGCGGGTCGACACCGACCTGGCCCGCGAGATCCGCACCCTTCGGATCGCCGGCCTGAGCTACAGCCAGATGGTCAGGTGGGGAGTCACCCTCCTCGCCGATGTCTACCGGCAGGCGTGGATCTACAAGCAGGCGCCGCCCACCCAGACCCCCGTCCTGAAGTCCTACGTCTACGCCCCGTACGACCCCACCCACCAGGGCCCGCCGTGGCTCGAAGAAGAGGAGTCCACCCATGAAGACCGCAGCGAAGTACGTCCTGACGTTCCTGGCCCTCGCCCTGCTGGGCTCCCTGACCTGGAACTCGCCGGCCTCCGCCTCCGACGCGAAGCCGGTGACGCTCCCGGCCAAGGTGAAGTACGTCCCCGTGTTCCATCTGCCGACGCGACCCTGCTCTGAGGACAACACCGTCGTCCGCGACTGCTACTGGGACGGGGGCAAGCGGCTCAACGGCAAGAGCGCCTCGTACTACATCGACCGCGCTGGCAGCGTGAGGTACCTGAACCCCAAGCTCAACGACGAGGCCGCCCGGCTGAAGTTCAACGCCGCGCAGAGCAAGGCGGGCAAGGAGCACTGGGGTACCTACGACGGGCACCAGTTCTGCTGGGCCAAGGTCGGCGACACCTCCTACGTCACGTGCTTCGACGGGTACAAGACGACGACCTGAGTGTGCATGTGTGACAAGGCGAAACCTCCGGGAGGAGGTCGGCGAGGGATGGCTGCCCCCGCCCTGATGAGCCAAGCCAGTCGAGAGGACCACGACAGTGAAGTGCAGCGTCACCAACACCAAGGGCGAGCAGTGCGACCGCGACGTGAAGACCAACAACCTCTGCCCCGGCCACAACACGAGGCTCGTGCGCAAGGGTGACGTCCTGGCCGACATACCCCTGCGTGCCTACACCCCCGGCCGCAACAGTGAGGCCCCGAAGTACGGGCAGGGTGACACCGACGAGGAGCGGTTCTTCTCCCTGGTGATCAAGACCAACGACCACTGGGAGTGGGACGGCGGCATCACCAAGAGCACGGGCCTGGGCATGACGTCGCTGGAGAGCACGCCGAAGACCGCCGGCCGCGCCTCCTGGGAGCTGGCCTTCGGCCCGCTGCCCGAGGGTGTCCGGATCAAGCACGCCTGCGGCAACCGCCTGTGCGTCAGGCCCTCGCATCTGGCCGCTGTGTACCTGAACGGGGACACGTACGTGGAGTGGACCGAGGCCGAGCTCGCCGAGCTGGAGATCGCAGCGTGAGCCGCCAGTCCACCGGCTGGGAGTACGTCGAGGGAGTCCCGCGGTGGGCCCCCACCGTCGAGAGCGCCATCTCCGAGCTGACCTACGACAAGTACGGCCAGGAGTACACGGAGTCCGTGGCCAAGCTGATGGACATCGCACGAGCGGCACAGCGGGACTGCGCCGACCGCCTGACCGAGGCCGGGCACACCGATGCAGCCGCCCTGATCTTCCCCACCTACCCCGAGGAGAACGAGCAGTGAAGATCGCCATCACGATCACGGTAGACGTCAAGGACCCGGCCGAGTGGACCACCTCCTTCGGGATGGAGGGTGCGGCGCTGATCCGGGAGGACGTGAAGTCCTACGTCGGCAACGCCGCCCAGAACCTGCGTGTGTGGGAAGAGGTCGAGGCGGAGGTGAGCTGGAAGTGACCGACCTGATCGTGGGACTCAGCGGATACGCGAGGTCCGGCAAGAACACAGCGGCTGACGCCCTGATCCAGCGAGGCTGGAGGCAGGCGGGCTACGCCGACAAACTCAAGGAGTTCCTGTACCAGGTGAACCCCTTGATCCCTGGCTACTTCGGGGCCGGGAACCTGCGCCTGCGACAGCTCGTCGACTCGACGGGGTGGGACTACGCCAAGACCACGTACCCCGAGGTCCGGTCCCTGCTCCAGCGCACGGGCACGGAGGCCGGCAGGCGGGTGCTCGGCGATGACGTGTGGGTCGAGGCCCTGTACGCCGACCACCATGACGCGGC